TGTGTTGAAGCTTCAGTAACCATTCCTTCAAAGCTACTTATCTCTGTTCTAAATTCTGCAAGATAACCATCCAAACCTGCTACTGGTTTAAGCATTTCATTAACATCAGCCCAAGGAGCAAATATAGGAACAAACAAAGATACTAAACCATTATACATATGATCAACACCATCCATAATTGCATTGCTAAGATATGCAGTTGGGTTAGAGAAAAATCCTATGACATGTGCTGCAACTTCTTGACCTGCTTTAAACATACCATTTCCATTCTTTACATTTTCAGCTCCCCACTTTAATAATCTAATTGATATAGGTTTTAAGAATCCACCGAAAAAGTCACCAATAGGTCTTAAGATAAGTGTGAATGCTGTTGACATCATCTTTAACATTGCCTGTGCTATAGGAGATGCTTCTAATGCTTTTTGAATTATAGTTCCAACTATACCTGCACCTGCACCAGCAAATCCACCAATCATCATCATACCCTTTTTACTTCCCATGGTTTCACCCATCTTATCTCTTAATGTATTTAATTTTTTACCGAATGCTGATTTATCAAGTGCTCTAGTTATAAAACCCATTTGTTTTGCAGCTTTCGGATTCATTGCTTCGCCTCCAGTGGCACTTTTATCTATACCTTCACTTGTTAATTCTCCTGATTCTTCTTTTCTATCAGCAGCCATTTTAAAGAACATCTTAGTTAAATCTACAGTTGCACCAAGTAGATTACCTTCACTAAGTTGATTAGTAAATCTATCCATATTTCTTATTAAGTTTCTTTCCATCCAGTTTTTCTGTTTCAATAACTCTATTTCTTTTCTAGAACGTACAAGGAATTCTGACCTCTTTCTCTGTTCTTCACTGGCTAGAGCAATATTATCTTCATCTAATGCGAATTTCTCTTTAAGTAATTGCATCTCCTTTTCATAGTCCTTCATTAATAGACCACCCTTATTAGCAACATCCTTCATAGAGGACATTGTTTTTTCTAGCTTCTTTAACGTATCTAGAGACTTTTTCTCAATCTCTAAATCTTTTAGCTTGAATTCACCTTCGAACGATGCCATTAGTTTTATATAAAAGTATTTCTATTTAAAGTTTTTAGGCATTGGAGGAGGCTTTACGGTGCTTTTCTTAGTAATTTGCTCTTGTAGTTCCTTATGAATAGTCATTAAATTTCTTAGATAACTTACTTTTTGCTTGTCTGTGGTTTCTTTGTCCCATCCGAAGTTCGAGGCTGTGAAATAGTAGATTGTTGCTGCAATTCGTTCTCCTTCTCCGAACCCATGAACGTCATCATCCAATCCTCCAAGAATTTTGCTAAAGGGTAGTCTACCATCACTCCTGAGATGATCTGTTTAGCCACACTTGATCTCATATTTCGTAGTGCAACTGCTGACCCAATTTCAAAGGGTGCTTTCTTTATAACCTTAAGTAATATAGTCTGTCTATATTCAGGTATCTTTACTTTAGGTTTTGTAACATCTGTTAGATCAACACAGGCGTTGATAACAGATTCTAATTCTCCAAATGTTAAATCGTCTTCATATTCAATAGTCTCTTTACGTCCTTCCCAATCAATTTCGAAACTTTTTAAAACCATATAGAATACAGAATATTGCCGATAATATAAATCTTTCTATTCTTCTGCTGTTTGACTGTTCTTACATGCTACAGTCACTGATTTTACTCTCCAATCAATGTTCTCAAATACTGGTTCGTTAGGTGCAATTCCTTCGACACTTAATGATGTTGGTGATAAACCTGTACCTGTGATTTTTATTTCTTCGTTTGCGTTCTTTCTGAATAGTATTTCTAGTTCTGGACTTCCTCCAACAGTTTCTGAGAATGTTCCAGATGTACCTTTCATTGCTTGTTCTAACACATCTTCTAATATGTTCTTGTTTAATAATGATGCTTTGAATGATCCTGTAATATCTAGTATTTGTCTGTATGAATCAACTGCTTGTTGTGAGTTTAGACCATATAACAATGATGTTGTTTGGTTAATTGATAAGTTTAAGTCTTGTACTTGTGCTAATACACTTCCACCATATGTTAACTGTGCATGTGCAAATGTAAATGCTCCATGATTTAATGTTGGCTCTGATGGTGCTGAACCAAATGTTGTTGCTGGTGCATCTTCTTTTCCATATGATGCTGATAATGAACAATCTACTGTTGCTCCTATTGATGTACTAATTCCTAATGTTGATGCGACACATCCTTTTAATGTTCTTACAACATCAGAGTTTGATGTATCTGCTGCATTGAATCCTACTTCCATTTGGAATGATCTTGGTTGTTTATTAATACCATTTGATGCATGTGGATAAGTGTGAGTATATGGGTTACTTGAACCTGTTGTGCTAGGTGCTCCGAAGAAAGCTCCTAAAATCCAAGGGTTACTTAGTACAAAGTCAACTCCAATCTCCCCTGCCTGTTGTCCATATGCATAACTTTCATATGTAACTTGGTTTAATGCTGGAAGATCAATTCTATTGTGGGTTAAGCTCCAAGAAGATAATCTGTCATTTAAGCCAAATTTCTTATCGGTTGTTGCTGAACCACCATAAGTTGATTCGTAACCATATTTAATATACGATTGTGCACCTGTTCTAACCATTCTGATATTTAAGAGTGTGGTTTTGTATTTAAAGATTATGGGTCTAATTTTCTATATCTAGCCCTTATCTCATGGCGATACATATTTCTGTATAAATCATTAGAAGATATACTCGAAACCACTCTTAGGTCTACATAGCCAGTTCTTCTAATATTATCTTTTATAATCTTTACTACTTCTTTCACTGTATCATTATGATGATCATTATTTTGATATGTTCTTATATCAATATCTATATCTATTTCAGATAAATGCTCCACACCATATAATCCCCAATATTGTATATTTTCTTTCTTTGGTGATATTAATATAACATTACGTCTTGCATCTATAAAACCGACTGCTTTTTGTTCATATGACTTTGATATTATTGGAGTATAACCTATTGACCAATTATCCCTTATTAGATTCTCCATGTCATCTAACGCATCATATATCTCTATTGCCATAAACTATCATCTACCTCTTTGCTTATTAAGATTGTTCCATCTTGAAACCCATATTCTCTTTGCTATAGCCATTTTTGCCCTATACGCCTGACCTTCTGTCATTGCGTTAATTTTCTGTATTTCTTCCTTTGTATCTGAATCAAAGTCTTCATTCTCTTCTTCATCAAATTTAACATCTTCTATCCATGTTATGATTCTATCCTGATAATCTTGAGGCATTGGAGGAACACCACCAACATTTACTTCTATTATATCATCTCCATATTCTATAACGTCTTCTGAAATATAATCCATCATTTCTTCTGGAGTATCAAATGTATCATGATGTGATTCTTTCATTGTTATTTCATCACTTTTAATCTCAAATGATCCATCTTCTTTCACTTCACTTTCTTCAAACTGCATGTTTTTAGCTTTGAATGCTGAAGTTAATTTTCCTTTTGCCCAACTCATAAAGGCTTCTGTAAATTTCTTCATTATGGTATAACAAATACTTCTCTACGATTTACTATACAATCTTCTATGTCTTCTCTCCATAACTTAATAGAGTTTTCAACATTGATTGCAGACCCACCAATTGGTATCTGATCCATTCTTAAACTAGTGGATATTATATCAATACATGTTAATTTTACACATGCATCCTCTACGTCATCTGGTACAGTTTCGTCACCATATCTATATGTAACTCTAATTCTGTTCTTTCTCATTATACTAAACAAGAAACCTCTAAGATATAATCTTCCATATGTTTCATCAAATTCATACCATTGATCGTTTGATAGTATATCATCATATGCAGAACCACTACCTTTCCACACTTCTATTTTGTCCCCTGAAGATGAATTTAATGGTTTAATCTGTCTATGTTGTAACCAAATTGGAGTACCCCATCCAAATGTATATAATAATGCTAAATCGTGAATCTCTTTAGTTACTTTTTTTTCTCTTCCAAATGTATGTCCTATACGTCTATCTAACTCTTCTTCTTTTCTGTTGATGATTTTTTCAACTTGAGTCTTATTAGGAGTAGTAGTAGCAGTAATGGGGATTCTGAGAAAATCAGCAATATCTTCCACTGTGCAGTATGTAACAGCCATGATATAAATAAAAAGGTTAAGTATTTAAATTTACTTAAATACGATGATGTATTCTGCTGCACCTGTAACATCAGCATATATACCATTCTCAAATCTCCTATGTAGTTCATCAACATCGTGAACTTCTTCGCCAAATACAGTGATTTCTGCTGGAGCACTTGAAGTAGTACCGTTCTTTAGTACACATTTAGCACCAGATGAACCTTTTTTAGAAACATGAACAGCTACAATTACCCCATGTCCTCCCTTTACAAGGACATCAGCATTGACATTAACTACATTGTGGTTTAGTTCTACCATGATGATTAATTCATACGTTCATATATAAACTTTATGAATAAAAAAAAGTCGGCTATTTTGGACTCTAGTAGCCTATGACTAGGAATTCGAATACTTTATTTGCAATTGAAGTTGAGTTTGCTACTTCTGCAAATACAGCACCTGCTGAACCACCTACGGAATAGAGTTTGATTTTCTCATTGGCTTTGTCATATTCTACTTTGTATAGTGAATCTGTAAATTCAGGTATCACTGCAACGAGTGTAGAAATTCTTCCCTCTTTGAGGTCAGCTGCCACTCCGTTGGTTGCATAAGCATCAGAACCACCTGCTGTGACTTTGATCTTATATATTCGCAGTTTTGAAGTTAATGCTGCTTGCCATGAAAGTGTTTTTCTCACGTTAGCTGCTGTCCAGTCGGATGTACTTAATGTAACTGCCATTGGTTAATGTATGAACCACCTATATATAAGTATTAAAAAAATAAAAAAAGGGGGTTTTGTGGTTTGACTAAAGTTTAATATCTCTAATCTTACCTTGAGACTTGAAGTGTCTACAGACAGTTTCTCCCATAGTTCTGAATACACCTTTCTCAACAAATGCGTTGTTTACGAATGGGTATGCAGGAGATCTGCGAGTTGCTTCATAGTATTCTGTTGGAATTGCAATTGAGATTCCGATTCTTGGATATCCGTAACCTTCAGCATCAGATGTATCTAATGCGAATAGTCTTCCTACTTCAGATGAATCACTAGCGTTGCTAGGAGCATCTTTGGATGGAATGAATGGGATTCCATAAATGGAGTCTACGTGGATTCCGACACCAGTTCCTTTGAAAGTCTGAATTCCGTTAACATCGATTTGTACTAAGCTTTCGCCGTATGGATTTGGAATACGGACTGAAGGCATGTATAAACCTTGTATTTCGGAGTAGACCTCATGCGAACCGAGGAATACGTTTGGATCTTTACCTGCTGCAATACGGATCTTTCGTAAGAAAGTACGTAATGTATCATCGGTTAAGACACCGTTAGTACCTATTGTACCTGAAGCAGATTCTACAGTACAGTCAAAGTCAGTGCCACTGTCTCTATCAACAGTTGCGTTTGCAGCCCATGGGTCATAATAACCTGTTTGTGATCCACCAGTAGCATCTTCTTCAGCATCGCTGGAGATGATTCTGTCTAGGGTTTCAAAGTCTTTAGTACCTGTGTTTGCGCCACTTGCGCCTGCTGCTTCTGCTTCGACATCTGCTAATAACATTCTGTTTAGGAATTCTTTGTGTTGAACTGCCATATACAATCGAAGTGAACCAAGTCCACCCCAAATGTCGTCTTTACTGTGAGTAGCCAACCATTCCATAACTTCAGATGCACTGAAAGGCAACTGAGCTGTTTTTGGTCTGATGTCTATCTCTTGTAAAGTTGGTTTG